GGCGAGATTCACACCGTAGTAGTCCTTGAAGTCGCCGTACAGGATAGTGCCGTTGGCGATATGGTCGTCCACGACGACGCGACGGCCAAGGATATAGCCCACGTTGTCGCGCTGTGCGTCCTGAACGAAAATAGGCCGCTTGTTGCCGTCCGTAAGGCCATACACGCTGTTGTACAGCGTCGAGGTAGAGAGGGCGAAGACAGCGTTAGCCTGATAGCCGCCCGCAAGAAGTCCCATGGCCTTCACAATGTCAGCGTAGGTAAGCGACGTGGTGGTGACCTTGTTGGAAGCGCCCCAAGTCACGCCGTTGAGGATTCCAAGAGGCTGACCCTTGCCCGTACCGTTCACGATAGCGTCCGCGATAGCCTCGACCACGGAAGCGTTCAGTTCGTCGGTCAGATACGCCTCGAAAGCGTCCACGGCCATGGTCTTGACCTTGGCGGAAATGCTGAACACCTTAATCAGCTCGTTAGCCGCGAACGTCACGGTAGTGGTGTCGGTGGATTCAGAATCCACGGTAGCGCCCTCAGTGTTCCACTTGGCGGCGGTTGCCGGGGTAGCAACCGGAACGGCCACGTTGGCCGGGACTTGGAACTTGCGGACTTCATCGAACAGGCCATTAGCCTTGCCCGCCTTGCGAATCACTTCGTTCAGGGTCTGAGTTGGGATGATGGCCGCGTTGTTGCCGCTAGTGGCGTAAGCGTCGGCGCGACGCTCAACGCGGGCGGCGTTATCAAGCGCGCGACGCTCAACCGTGTTCAGTTCCTTGCCCTGAAGCTGTTTGAAGAACGCCGTGCGGTATTCCTTGGAATCGTGGACGGTCTCAGGGTCGATAGTCTCAATGCCCATGCCATAAGGCTTCAGGCCACGGGCTTCGGGGTCAGCCGGTGCCGGGGTATTGGCCTGTGCGGCCTTGTCGTCGGCGTTGTCCTTCGCCTGATTCAGGGCGGTCAGCTCAATGTTTGCGGATTTGATATCCACGTCCGGGTCAGTCTGAATAGTCGCCTTCAATTCCTGTGCGCGACGCTCGATAGCCGCCGCGTCCTTACCATTCCAATAATTGAACGCTTCAGCGATAGAAGAAAACTTCATTTTTTCACTCCTTTAATGTGTGTTATTTAGCCTGATTATTTAGCGATGATCATGTTGGCTAATATGATTGCTTTTCGCCTTGCTGCCGCTCGGCTTTGTACGTGCTGCCGCGCTGTACGTGCTTCTACGGAGGTCTCGGCGTAGGCCGGATAAGGCACTACAGAAACCTCGTAAACTTTTTGAATCGCCGTGATGGTTCGCGTCGTGCCGTCTTCACTCCACGTATCGCCATTAGGCGCGACGGTAAACGCAAAACTCATGCCGGACACGTCGTCCCTTCGGACGGCCTCGTACACTTCCTTGGCCGCTTCGGTGTCGGGTAACGTCGCGGTCATGTGTAAGCCGGTCGAATCCATGTCGAACGTCAGCGTCTTTGGCGTGCGGGCGAGGGGGACGCGCGTATCGTCATGCGCCCACAGTAACCGGCTATCGGTGAGGTCGGCGTTATCGAGCGCGCCCGCCTTGATGACCTCGGTATATGCGCCGTCCGGCGTGTTAATCGTCGTCGGCGTGTCGAACACGATGGGCGTGCCCGTAAGGGTCATGACGTCCGCGTCGGTTTCACTGTTGATTTGCGCCGTTCGTAGTTCCTTCATGCCTTCACCTCGCTATCCGTCGTCGTATCGTCTTTGCCTAGTTGGTACTGATTCGCCTTGCTTGCGTCCACGTAGTTAAGGCTCTGTAGTCTCGTGTCGCCGTCCGGTACGGGCGAGAGATTGAGGATTTCCCTAGCTTCGTTGACTGTGAGAAGCCCCAACGGCGTGAGCTGTTGAATCATCTGAAGTTTCGTCTGGTTCGAGGCGAAGAGCATTCGCCCGCCGTCAAACTCGATGCTGTTGCCATAGGCACGTTCGCGCGCCGTGAACACCTTGGTCGTGAACGCCTGAGAGTAGGCGACGCACAGCGGCTCTAGAACGCTCTCGTAGAACGCCGCCCATTGGTCTTCGGTGTATGAGCTTGTGACGATTTCACGACTAATGCCAAGATATGCGTAAATCCGCGCGGATACCGCGTCATATTGTGCCGCGTCGATGGTCGTCGGCTTGCTATCAATCGGTTCATACTCGGATTTAGCGTCGGTGACGACGATTCCGCCGTTGTTGCTCATGTCGAGATAATCCGCGATAAATTGCGCCTTATTTTTCGCGAGCATTTCCGGGGATTGAATCGACGTGAATTTAAGGATTCCCCGAAGCTGTGCGCCGCTCTTGATAGCCTCGATGGCTCCACGGTTCTGAGTTTCGGCAAGTTCAAGCGTGCCGCGAATCGCGCTATCGTTGTCCCCCATAAGTTCGTCGGTGGCGAAGTGGCGGCGAACATGCACGATTTGCGAGTAGTCGAAAATGGCGGTTTTCCCGCTACGGAACCGGAACTTAACGTAGATTCGTCCCGATTCGTCGGTGAGCCATTCCACGCCGCTCGCCGTAATCGGGTAGAATCCCGCGACATTGCCGCGCGTATCACGGTCGATAAGCGCGAAAGCATTACCGTTAAGGTACAAGTCAGCCGTAAGCCGATAGAGGAAGTCATAAGCGCTCATGATGGGATTAGGCGCGGTTTCGAGTAGACGTGTGATGGTGGGGTTGCCCGCCGTGCGTCGCCCGTCTTCGGTTGTGATGACGTGCCGCCCTTTGAGCTTGGCCGCATTGCGTGCGATAGCGTCCACAGAAGACCGATACGTGTCATTGTCCCAAGAGGCACCGTGCCACACGGTATAGGCGCGCGTGTCGCCGTTCATGGTCTGTGCGGTCGTGAGGGTTTCCGGCTTCCTGTGGAGCCGTGTGCGTATGGCGTTGATAATGCCCAAATCGTTCACCTCGTTCGTCGGCGTGTCGCCTTGTTTTCCTACGGACAATTATACAACAAACGGCGCAATATCAACGTTTCAATATACGTGGTAGGGGTATAGTTGGGAAGTTTGGGCACGTCGTCGAACCGTGTTAAAATATGGAATTGCGTTCAATCATGTTTTTCATGTTCTGAACCCTCCATAAGTTGGGCGGCGGTTTCCCCTTCTTTGCCGTCGCCCGCTAATCCTTGCGCCCAAGGGCGCGCCCGATAATCGGTGATGGGAAATAGATGGGGGCGCGGGGTTTTCGTCGTTCGTTCACCCGCGCCCCCTTTTCCATACTTGCTTCAAATCATCGAATAACGGGGTCTCTCAGCGTGTTTCACCGTTGATACGTGTAGTTTATAGGGTTCCGTGTTTCCGACGCTCTCAGGCGTTTCTATGGCTTCTAGGCATAAAAGAAACCCCCACAGCACTAGGCCATGGGGGTCGCTAATTCTCAGCGTAGCGAAAGCCGATTCATGCTCTCACTTCTGCTATTTCAACTCACTCGCCGCCGGTTGGGGTGACGGCGAGAATCCCCACGTTTGTGGGGAACACGATTCACAGTAACTAATCATCGGTTCAACCCCACAGTGTGGGGAACACGGCGCAAGCGCCTGAACCAAGGTTAGCACCTTGCAACGGACGGCGCGACGGATAGCCCATCACGTTCAACGAACATATCCGTAGCGGGATAGTAGTCGAATCCCTGAAGCCAACCGCTTGAACCGTTCCTATTCTTCAGGCAAGAGAGACGCAAACGGCGCGGGGTCGCCGCCTTCTCTTGCCTCACTAGTTCACGTTGGTCGGTGATGTTCTTTGACGGAAAATCAGCGCGCGTCAACACTTCAAGCTGAAGCCCTAACACAACGTCCGCCGTGTACTCGATACCGCCGCTCTCTTTGAAGCTCTCAAAATCCACGGGCGTTAGATAGTTCCCGCGATTCAGTGAGCTAATCACAATGACGGTCAGCTTGTTGTCGGATTGAAGTTTCTTCAGGCCGCGCATAACGGCGTCGGTCTTCTGCTTGTCGCTTACCCTAGGGTCGGGCGCTTGAATGATTTGCAAGTAGTCCACGACAACCAACGGGCGCGTATGCGTGGATTCCACATAGTCGGTTACGCTCTTGCGAATATCGTCTATCGTCCAATCGAAGCCACACTCGATGATGTGCATGTTCTTGCCCATCGTCCCGCCATAGGATTCCACCACTTCAGGCATACGACGGCGTTGCATGTCGTTCATCTCGCCCGTGCGGATTTGCAAGGCGGTCGGCGCTTGGTCGCGTCCCATGAGTAGCGCGGCGTGTCGGCTTAAACTCTTGGTAGCCATTTCAAGGCGCGACATTTCCAACGAATAGTAGAGGACGGGCGTGCCGGTCGCGGCCACTTGGTCGGCAATTTGATGTACAAGTGTCGTTTTGCCTAAAGCTGAGACGGCACCTAACACGTAGAGACCGGCATAGAGGCCACCTAATTTAGCGTCGAGGCTAGGGAACCCGGTCACGGTCGTGGCGCTCGACCTGTAGGCGTTAAGGTCGGTTGAGAACATGCCGGTAAGATAGTCCGTCACGGTTTCCGGCATATTATCGTCGGTCTTAGACTGTTCAAGGGCGCGCGCTATGTTCGTCTGAACGTCACGCCCGAATCCCTTGGGGTCTTTGCCAAGACGTTCGTTAGCGTCCTTGCCCGCAACCGTCCAATCGGCAACAATGTACGGGATTTCCATATCGTCAAGGCGCTTGCACATTTCCTCGGATTTCTTCCGTCCGGGGTCGTCCCCGTCCATAGCCACAATCAGAGGCGCGCCCGGCTTACGCTCCCCGATTTGCCGGTAAAGCGCGTTCGTATTGCTCCCCGTGATGGCGACGGCGCGCCCGCCCATCTGCTCGATGCTCATAGCGTCGAACTGACCTTCCACCACGAAACACGGCGATTCACGGTAGAGACCAGCCACGTTGAACACGGGTAGTTTCCCGTGGCTCATGTACCGGTGTTGCGGATTCTCACCAATGAACCGCATGGAGAACGCATGGCGCGAATTGTTGACCGGGATAGTTATGGCTTGCTTGCCCTTGTCAAATCCAAGGCCGAACCTCTCCACGGTCGCGGCTGTGAATCCACGCCCGGCAAGATACGCCATACCGCCGTCGATGGCCGCGCGGCACTTGGTCAGATAGTCGCCATAATCCGGTTCAGGTTCCTCGCGTTGCGGGCGCATGGCCGTGTGCGCTGTTCTTTGCGGCGTGTAAGCGACGTTCACGCCACGCCCGAACATTTCCCTAGCCTTGGTAACAATGGCCGGAAAATCGCGTTTAACGTCGAGGTTCTCCATACCGGCCATTAGGTCGAAAAGGTCGCCGCCACGGTCGCAAGCGAAACACTTCCACTTAGCGCCGCAATCGTAGAGAGCGAACGCCCCCGTGGCCTTCGGCCCCGTGCCGCTGTTGCAATCATCGAAAGGGCACACGTAGAAGTCGCGCCCGGCCTTCGGGCTAGGTTCCGTGATGGATTCAACATATTCGCGCAAGTGCCCGCGCAATTCCTCAAGTTCGGCCTCGGTTGCCTTCACATATTCCTGATTGCTATAGTTCATTGTTGCCCGCCTTTCTTGGGTGCCTGTAGGAAGTAAGTTGTCGAACCTTTTCATTCCTACAGGCTCTTTCTGTTTGTCGTTATCTATTTACATGTCGTGCGGCACGGCTGTAAAGCCGGTGCCGAACCTGTTATAAGTATTTCTATATATTTCTTGGCATTTTCAATGTGCCTTAATCCCTACAGCCGCAACGGTTTCCGGGGATAGCCCCGTAACACTTATACCGGGGTAGCGTAACACTTATACCGGGGTAGCGTAACACTTATACCGGGGTAGGTCATGCCGTCAGTTCCTTACGTGCGCGGGTAATCTCTATGCCCTTCACGCCGTTCACGGCTATCTTGCTATCGCCTTCCTTGCTTGGTTTCCAACCGGCTATATAGGGCGGTTCGAGTTTCGAGCCGTTAGCACCAATCGTCTTGCCCGCCCAATAGTCGAGAATCTTTCTAACCTTGGTCATCGTCCGCGCCGCTCTTGGCCGGTCGGATTCCTTCGGGTTGTTCACGTCCACTATGTGCAAATCGGTCAGTAGCGTCTCAATGCTGATTACCGAACTCATTGGGTGTCGTCCGCCCATGGCTTCGATACGGTCGCGCAAGTAATCCGCAAGTTCCAACGTCGGCACGTCGTACCGTAACGGTATGGCGTTTATCGCTGTTGGCCGCGTCGATATGTGGCGGCGGTCGGCGGCATACTCGTATCCCTTGATACTGAAGATATGCACGACGTTCTTGCACATGTTGCCGTTGATGTACTCGGTCACGATTTCCGCGTAAATCAGGTTCCCGCGCCATGAGTATTTACGGCGGTCGTGCTTGTCGGGTCTGTTGGAATAGTAAGCGTCATACACTTGTGTACAGTCTGTTTCGAGCACTGTGCCCATGAGCCGCATTACCGCTTTGTCGATTCGCTCACGCCACACCTTTGACGGTTTTATCTCTTCCCCGACACGCCCGATAATCGTGCGGTAAATCATCGGATATGTCATGTATTCGTTGCCCGCCGCGTATAGGCTTACGATAGCGTTAGCCACAATGAGGTCGAAGCGCGTGACATGCTCCATGCCCCTGAGATAGCGTGCGTCGGGCGTGAGCTTCACATATGATGTGATTTTCTTCGTTTGCCCGTCCGGTTCCTCTTTCAACGCGATTACCTCACCATATTCATAGTCGCCGTTCCGTCGCTTCAGTTCCTTGGTGATTTTGTCGCGCTGTTGCATGTGGTATGTGGGTAGTTTCGCGGTTACGCCGTTTTGTTCGGGTTCAATCGCACGGTAGTGGATTCGTCCGCGCATGTCCTCGGCAAAATCCGCGACACGCTCCATGTCGTCAGCGTAGAAGCCGTTAGCCTCGTTGCCCTTGTCGTCGCGTGGTAGTGAGATTTCCCCACGGTCGAGCATGTCCGCGATTCGCTCCAATCGGGCGAGGCGTTCCGCCATGTCCGCGTCCTCGATGTTCTTATGCTTTCTTGTTGCCATAATTGCCCGTCCTTACATTCAGTTTCTTTAGTTCCGATTCGCTTACGAACCAACTAGCGCCGATTTTCTCAGCTTTGATAGCGCCCGATTTGATACGGCGTTCTAGTGTGCGCTTGCTACATTTCGCGCGTTTCGCCGCCTCGGTGACGTGGAGCATGTTCGCCCCGCCTATCCGTAATTCAAGTTTCTTGTCCATTGTGTTTGCTCCTATCGCTTGTAATGGTGGGCGGTTTGAGGGTTGCCGCCCGTCCCTGTGCTTGCTACTTGGCCTTGTCCGCCTCGGCTTGCTTGCGCTTGGCCACGGCTTCGATGGCCTCGGCCTTGGTACGGTATCCCGGTGCCCACGGGTCTGAGCCTCTATGCCCGGCCTCATACCACCCCGTAACGTCCTCGTAGATAGTCTTGGCTACCTCGCGCACAACGTCAACGGTAGTGCCCGCCGCCTCAGCGGTTTCCTTGTGGCTCTTCATGGTCGAACCTTCCTCTAGTGTCGTTTATTTTGACATTAACCAATATAGCGCACATTCCGTGAATTGTCAACATTGACGACATAGGAAATAAAAAAAGAGGGCTTCGGAAAATCCCGAAACCCTTGATATATAAGGCGACACGCCGAACGCAAGAATCTACCTCAACGCCTTCGCAAGAGTATCCGCGTCATACGCTAGTATGTCGATGCTCGCCGCGTCCGTCGTATTCACCAATTGCGCGTAAATCGTCAAATCGCGTTTATAGCCCTCGTAGGTATCGACGCGCGTGGCCCGATACAGTCGCCCGTTGAACCGGATATAGATTTTCTCAAGCCAACGCATAGCGGCGAGCCAATCCGAATAGGCAACGACGGCCATAATATCCGCCTTCACTTGTGTTGCCGCCGCCGCCCAATACAATGAGCCGCCCAACGCCCGGAAATAAGCCCACTGCTTGCCGTCCGGCGTATCCGTGATAGGCATGTAGCCTTTCATGTCAAACCCGGCACTATCACGCCCCTTGACCTCGCACAGGACTTCGATACGCTTGTCCTTGAGAATCCGCCTAGACATGTTTAACCACCTTTACGTCTGTGTTTGTGTTCAATGCTTGGAACTCGTTCATGTGGTCGAGTAGCCCTACATAGCAATCGAGAAGCGCCATCGCCGCGTCTATGCGCCGCTTAGGGCTACTAGCCTTGACCGGCACGATATTTCCGTTCCGGTCACTCTGTACCCCCACGTTCGTCAGACACCACTCCATAAGCGGATTAGCACCATAGTTCACTAGTCCGGCTTGCAAATCAGCGCCCAACTGTTGCATTGGCAACGAGAGAGTTTTAGCGCCCTGAATCGCCCTCACCATCTCGAAGCCGTTGGCTTCCATTTCATCGACCCAATAACGCGCCGACCACGAATCGAAATACGTCCACAACGGCGTAATCCCATGTTCGTTCACAGCTTCGAGGAACCACGCTGTAACGTCCTTATAGTCAATCGTGTTACCGGCGCATAGGCGCAAATAGCCCATATCCCGCCACTTGTCATAGGGGATATGCTCAGTCTGTACACGGTCGTTGAATTGCTGTTCCGGCAACCAACACATGGACGTGACATAGCGCCGCCCCTGTGAATCCATGAGAAGCAATGCCGCCGCCGTCAAATCCGTAGTACGCGACAAGTCAGCGCCGCCGATGGCATAGCAACCACGGAACGATTCGAGGTCGAACGAATCAGGGTCATGGATAGCGTCGAACGTAAGCCACGCCGTGCTACGTGTTTCCCGCACGTCAAAGTCCTTGCACAACAGGCCGGATAGGCTAGAGGGGTCTACCTTCGCCCGCTCCACCTTCACACGCAAATCGTCAACACTCTTGCTGATTCCTAGATTCGGGTTAGCCTTAATCCACGCTTTCGGGTCGTCCCACTCGCTACGTGCATCAAGCTCATAGAGGATAGGGAGAAACGTGGGGTCGTCCACGATTCCGTCCGCAACCTTGCACGCATACTCGTACACGCTATCGTAGACGCTTTCCCGATTCGTGCCCGCCGTCGTCGTCATGATTAGCAACGGTTGCGTTCGGGCGCTCTGTGACTGTTTCAACACCTCGTACAGGGGTCTCTTGACTTCATGCAATTCGTCAATCACACAACACGACAAGTTAAGGCCGTCGAGAGTGTCGTAGTTAGCCCCTAGAGGTTGGAACGTGCTTAGCGTCGCCGGAAAGTAGAGGTCTGTCTTACGCTTGCGTACATGAGCCGACAACGCCGCCGATTGCTTCACCATGTTATGGGCTTCATCGAAAATCAGTTTAGCCTGGTCGCGCTTGGTTGCCGCCGTCGCCACCTGTGCGCCCTTCTCCCCGTCCGCCATGAAACAGAAGAGGGCGGCGGCACTTGCGAGCGTGGACTTTCCATTTTTTCTCGCCATGAGACATAGTGTTTCCCTGTAGCGACGATAGCCCGTGTCAGGGTCGATAAAGCCGAACAGGGCGGCGATAAATGCGCGTTGCCACAGTGCCAACTTGAACGGTTGCCCCCCTAAAGCGCCCTTGCTGTGCTTGCAAAACGTCTCAATGAAACGTATAGGCTTCAGGGCTTTCGAGAGGCTGAACCGTTCCGGGTAATCGTGGATTTCAGCGGCTAGTCGCTTGTACACGGCGGCGACACGACGCGACGTGACAATCTCGCCCGATTCAATCGCCGCCGCATACTCCAGTACCGGATTAGTCTTCATCGTCCTCAGATTCCCCGTTAATGAACTCCATGAGCGGGTCTACAGCGTTCGCCCCCGCCTCGCCCATCTTGCACAATTGCTTAGCAACGCTCGCGTATCGAGGCACCATGGAATTGTAGCTACGCACGGCGGGCGATTCCTTCGCCATGCCCGTCCGGTCGTCAACCGCAACCGCCCCATTATCCACGATGAACTGTTTCAGGGTCGCAAGAGTGCCCGCCATGAACACCAATTCGTCCGCAAGATTATCCGCGACGCCCCTATCAGTGTCCGGCACTGAATCCAACACGCTTGCAAGGCGTTCCCGCGTTGCGCGTTCAGCCGCATTCCTTTCCCACTTGCGCTTAGGCATAGTGGAATGCGCGTAAATCTTCGTAGTGTCCTTAGTCGTCATCGTAAAATCTCCAATCTCGCCCCCAAAACCGCCTTTCGCATGGGTATTCCATGGAGAGGTACCCTGAGGTTGGCTTCCGGTGCTGGTGGGCGTTGTGTTTGTTGGTACCCGTGGGGGGTATGTTTCGTGTTTCGTGTTGTTTGTTCAGGCTTTGATTAGGTGGCCTGTAGCGTCGAATGTGAGGCCGTCCGCTGTGTCGCCCCCGTGTTGCAAGTGTTCGCATGTGTGACACTCGATGCACAAGGGTTCGAGGTTGTCCCAGTTGAGTGTGATGTTCGGGTCGTTGATGTTCTCAGGGGTCAGCCATGTCTTATGGTGGACGATTCGCGCGGGTCGTCCGCAACGTTGGCATGTATAGGCGTATGCCTTCATTACGGCGGCTTGCGTGCGTTTCCACTTGGCCGATGCGTAGAATGCGCGTGCGAAGTCTTTAGCCATTGTCTTGTGCCTTCGTGCTTGGCTGTATGTGTTTGAGCATTTCCACGGCGGCTCTCTCTGAGGCGGTCGCGTCGATTCCGTTGGGGTCGTACCACATGGCTACCAACATTCGTGTTGCGGATTTGGCGAGTGGGTCAGTTGCTTGGTCTGCTGTGGTGAGGCCGGTTGCGCGTTCGATGTATGTTGCGGCTGATTCGAGGTAGGCGGCTATGAGTTTGTCGTTGGCTGTTCCGTCGATTCGCAGGTAGTCGCGCATGTCCTCAACGCTGACCACGGTTGTGTCTGACATTCTTATCACCTCTGTGCGTTTGTTCTTGCGTGTTAGTAGGGGCTAACCGGTCACGTTGGTGTGATGGTTAGCCCCTGTGTTGTTATCGCGTTAGCGTGCCCGTTTCGGGGCTTCTAGCGTCATGCGCCCGCGTTAATGGCGATTTGCGTGAATGCCTCGGTGGCGAGCGGCTTTGAATCAGCCAAGGCGAGGGCACGATAATCCACGCGACCTGACTTGAAGCTAGATTCCGTCGAGGATTCAACCGCGATGCCGTTGGCGAGATTCACACCGTAGTAGTCCTTGAAGTCGCCGTACAGGATAGTGCCGTTGGCGATATGGTCGTCCACGACGACGCGACGGCCAAGGATATAGCC